GTAAGACCACGAGAACGAGGTTCAATTCCTTGTCGACTCACGGTTTTAATCAACTTTTGTTAAAGTTTTAAAATGGCTTCTTTAATTGATTTGAACTCTCTCATATCCAAAAAGGGCGCTGAGTCCAGAGGCGTCCTAGATATTGTGGACAACCAGGCCACTCAACAAGTGTTAAGTCAGGTTGAACACCTTAGGAGATCGAAGAAAATCAATATACGTAATAAGTTGGCACCGAGTGAAGTAGAGGCATTCAAAGCTCGTTATGGTGGCGCATTTGATCTTAATTTGACTCAAGAATACAATGCACCCCATAGTCTGGCTGGGGCTTTGAGAATTGCCGAACACTATGATTGCATGGACTCATTCCCACCCGAAGACAGGATCATAGATTTTGGTGGGTCCTGGTGGCATCATTATGCCAGGAAGGATTTCAGAGTTCACTGTTGCTGTCCCATTTTGGGGGTAAGAGACGCTGCGCGTCATGAAGAGCGCATGTGTCGGCTGAGAAGACTCTTGCAAAGTTCCGATTACGAGGAAACGCCCGATTTCTGCTTGAATAAAGCTAGAGATTGTAACGTCCAGGCTGACTGGGCGATATGTATTCACGGTGGTTATGACATGGGTTTCAAAGACCTGTGTCACTCCATGCGTAGTCATGGCGTTAGGATCCTAAAAGGAACTATTATGTTTGATGGGGCCATGTTGTTTGATGAATCCGGGTTTCTACCCCTCCTTAAATGCCGATGGAAAAAGGAGAAGGGTTTTGTAAAATTTGATTTTGAGAATGAGAGCACTTTGTCGTATATCCATTCCTGGGATAAACTTGGTTCTTTCTTCACGGAGTCGGTCTACCGTATCGGTAGTACCACTTATCTCCTAGAGAGAGAACTGATAAAGTGCAACATCATGACTTACAAGATCATAGCCACGGATTTGCCCTGTCCTAAAGAGACTCTCAGGCACTGTGTGTGGTTTGAAAACCTATCACAGTACGTTGCAGTGAACGTCCCCGTTGATTTCAATCTGTGCAGATGGCGTCGTGTCAGAGTAGCCGTTTCGACGGTGAGAGAGGTTGAGGAGATATCCTTTCGTTGTTTCAAAGAAAACAAAGAATGGACTGAGAACATGAAGGCTGTGGCTTCTGTGCTCTCAGCTAAGTCCTCAACAGTAATTATCAATGGTCAGGCCATCATGGCTGGTGAACGCTTGAGCATTGATGATTACCATCTCGTAGCCTTTGCTCTGACCCTGAATCTGTACATGAAATATGAAAACTTGAGATCTTTTCATGAGGGTCTTAAGTGGGGAGGATGGTGGAACCATTTTTTGACCAGATTTTGGTGGCGAGGAGACGTCCCAACTGATTCTAGACCTTGGCTGGTGAATCTTCTTGGTCAATGGTTTCCACGTTTAAGGCTTGATACCTATGCTGAGTCCTGTGAATTCATAGCGAAAATCTCTGATGTAGCCGAGTTTGAATGTGATTCTGTTCCATCCGGCTTTCTCCAGAGATTTTTCCACTCAGAGGCGGACCTTCAACGCCGTATCCAGGTTGAACTTGACACTGTCAAAGATTCCCGGGATAAAAAGAAGAAGGAAAAGGAGAAGGCCTCCAAAGAGCCAAAGTCCGAAGAGCCCGTGGAGGAAGTCTTTGAAGAGGCTCCGGACGATTTCATCAGAGATGATGTAAAACCCGCTACTGATGGTGGGACGGTGTGTGTTGATAAATCTACCGTATCGAGAGAGTTGAGTTTGAAAGAGTACTCCAATTATTGCCAACGTCTCCATGAAAACTCACTCTCAAATCTTCGTCGAATCTGGCTTTTGGCCGGAGGTAAGGGCACAGTCATCTCTAATAAGTCCATGTTGGAGACGTATCATAGAGTTGACTGTTTGATAAATGCTCATATTGCCGGTTCGGGTTGGCTGTACCCAACTGAGCAGGAGTATACCATCGGTTATAATGACGATGGTTTGGGACCTAAACAGGCAGGGGAAACCTTTATTGTTGACAAATCCTGTGTCATATCAAACAATGCCAGTTTAGCCAAGGCAAGCCAAGGCTTGAAAGCTCCCAAATGTTCTGTGACCCTTTGCGACGGAGTGGCTGGATGTGGTAAGACCACTGCTATAAAGAACACGTTCAGCATTGAAAAGGATATTATTGTTACAGCAAACAAAAAATCAGCTTCGGACGTTCGAGAGGCAATCTTCCCTGAAGATCCTGAGGGAGAGATAGCCTCGAAGTTTATTAGAACGGCTGATTCCGCTCTCATGCACGGACTTCCGTCATGTCAGCGGTTGTTGATCGATGAAGCGGGACTACTTCATTTCGGTCAAGTCCTGGCAGTGGCAGCTATCTGTAAGGCAACGGAAGTTTTGGCTTTCGGTGATTCTGAACAGATTAGCTTTAAATCCCGTGACAACACATTCCGTTTCCGTCATCAAAAGATAATATATGACAGGAGGGATGTGGTTACCGTGACGTATCGCTGTCCTCAGGATGTCGTCGCCGCCGTTGTGAAAATGAAACGGCGAACAGGTAAGTTGCGTGAGTCCAAATATTCCTCTTGGATTTCCAGGTCTAAAGTTGAGAAAAGTCTTTCGGCAAGACCGATCTCTAGCTTGAATCAAATTGTCATTGAACCTCACAAGTTCTACCAGACAATGACTCAGTCGGCGAAAGCCGCTCTGATGACGAGGGCCAAGGATTTCCAATTACCAAAAAGTTGGATTGAAGCGAACATTAAGACTGCTCATGAGTCTCAAGGCATCTCTGTTGATCATGTCGTACATGTTCGTGATAAGTCCACTAAGTGTGATCTTTATAAAGATGAGGAATACTGCCTTGTTGCTATGACGAGGCATAAGAAAACTTTCGAATATTGTTATAATGGTGAGTTAGCTGGTGACTTACTATTACACAGTATTCGTTCATAGCCGTCTATCGAACGTAAATCGATAGTTTGGCGCTTAAGTCAAGTTCTAACGGTTTCTTTAAACCGTAATCGTGGTTGACACGTCTTAGTTCTACAGAACTATGAGTTGCCCTTGAGAGTTACTCCTTGCTCTCTTCGGAAGTTTCTTCGGAAACGTGCAGTGGCTGTCATAGACAGCTTTTAGGCTGCGGGCAACGTCAGTTCCATAAGGAACTGATAATCTCCAAAAGGAGACCA